CTTATGCCCATTCCTGGGAAAGATTATGGGTGGGTCGAGGAGGAGAGACTTCCAGATTGGTACCCGATTTCTGAAGACGGTTCTGATTCTGGTGATTCAGTTTCCACTGGATTGTCCCTTCTCCCGTACAATGTTGGCTTTCCACAAGCCGAGCCGCACTTGAGTGCTGTTGAGGTTGGGTTGAACGTGTTATGGGGGTTTGTTAGCAGTTTTCGCGATTGTGTTGTTTTGCCAAGGTTGGAGTATCATATACATGGTGCTGCGATCGTTGAAGAGCAGACGACTATTGGCGACGGACTTGATTTCCTCGTTCAAGGTGTGACCGCCATTATGGCTGGCAATGAGACATGTCAGATTTTTGATGACTGTGTCGCATACGTTGGTGGCAATGGTTACCGTGCCATGCAGGATCATTGTGAAGGTGAGGTTATACAGAGGGAAGCTGCGGACGGGGAAGAAATTACTCGACCATTATTCTCCAGGAAGGTCCCAATGTGGCCATTGTTAACCGCACGCGTACATCTCGTTGATGAGATTGATGGCCATGGACATGCCAGGCGATATGGGTTTTGGACCAAGAGGTACATTTCCGTTGACGCCAAGGCGTACATGTTTTGCCGTTCGCGTGGGATCGGCTCGAGCATTACCAACCCAAAACTTATTGACAACTTGCGGTTTGCTCTGTCACGTGAGTGTCCAAAATTGGACTTCACGCAACTTGAGATTATCCCGGAGATGATCATACAGGAGTTGATGTTTCAGCACGGGGAAGACGTCAAGAATGGTGTAGATGGCACTTGTATATATAAGATCGGCCATTTAAACGGGTATGCCCCAGTGTTGCACATGTTGGCCTTTTCCGTCAGGTTGACGTTACGATGCACGATGATGACATCATTGCTCATCGCCAGAAGTACGTTAACAGCGGCCTCTTTAGAGGTATCAACAAAAGAAGCGCCTTGGCACTTTCATCTGGACGTTTTGATGACATCCAGACTACTAAGAAAGCTAATCAGGTTTGCGCTACTTATCGCACGGTCTTTGGACCATGCTTTAAGCACACTGGGGTCACATTTGCTAACACGTCTGAGAATATGTCGGTTGCGGTATACCGGCTTATTCATGATAAGGTAGGGGGGTTGAAGGCCCTTCACGTCAAGCAGGTCGACGTTATCGGGGCATATATCGGGAATTGGGTTGTGATGTTCACCAAGTTCTGCGATGAGTACTCACCAATTGAGTACCCAGCGGATCTGGTTAGATTGTCGGCGCTTGCGGCACACCCAAAACAGAAAATCAGGAAGCAAGCATTGGAGGAGCTAGACTCACAAGGGTATTTATATGCCCCACGTGAAATTTACATGGATCGAGATATCCAAGCTAAATTGAAGCTAGCAGAATGGGCTAAACCATTGAAGTATGGTCGAATTATCGCGGACTTTGGCACTCCAGCGTCTATTCGAGCAGGTTGGCTCATCGAGATCATGAAAGGTTTCATGAACGACATGGCAAACACTCCAGCCATGGCCGCTAGTAATGGGCGGTGTGTATTTGTCAAGACTGGCAATCTTGACAGTTTGACTCGCGTTTTTCAGGAAGCGCTCGAGGAGAACATTTTTCATTTTCACAGTGACGATTCACGTGGAACTTTTATGACGGCCGAGGGACCATTGTGGATTGATTTTGATATCTCCGCGTGTGATTCCTCACAAGGACCGCATGTATTTCAAACCTTGGCACACTTGGTGCCAGAGAGGTATAAGGATGACATTTTGGCATTGTTAACACAGTGCCAGCAGATTGCAGCGATAGGGTACGGGGAAGGTAAGTACAAGATTGTTCCGGAGTGGTATTTCGAGTTTTCGGGAACACTTCTAACGACTTTCTTGAATAATATTGCCAGCCTCACCGTTGGGATGCAGTTGATGTCTATACCTACGGGGAATCGCTTAGAGACTATCGAGCGAGTTCGCCAGGTTCTTTTGAATTGCGGTTGGGTGTTGGAGATGAGCGTGTGCGAAATTTTTGAGGATTGTCAATTCTTGAAGTGTTCGCCGTTTTATTCTGACAATGGACGTTATGACGTTTACATGAATCTTGGAGTGATCATGAGAGCTATCGGGCAGAAACATGGGGACCTGCCTGGTTCGAAGAAGGTGTGTATCGAGGATCGCGCTGTGGAATTTAATTCCCAGCTGATCTCCGGTTTCAGACACTGCGGGGATACTTCGCTTTACCGATTGTTGGTAGCGAAGTTTGGTGTTTCTTTACCAGTCTACACGAACGCTAATCGTTTGTTTCTCGACAGTACAGTCACTGGACTTGCCATGGATATTTCCATTTGTGCAAGATACAGGATTGAACTGGGGGATTATCACGAGCTTTTAAGCTTGATTGAGTTCGCTGGTTATGGAGACATCATTGACTGCAAGGCTAGTCAGGCCATATTGCAGAAAGATTACGGCCTGTAGTGTCACA